ACAGGCCAGACATTGATCTTAGGGTTATCACGTAACCGCTCGATCCACACTTGAATAGGTCTACCGCGTGATAACTTGTTCGGTATAGACGCGTAGGTACTTACACTGACACGACTTATAGTGAGGTCAGATTGTGTAGATTGGTTACCTGCACCGGTACGTATGACTTGTTCGAGCAAATCAATTGTATCGGCGGGCAAATCGTACTCAGACGTACCAGTCGTTAGACTGATCGTGCCTTCATCGATAGTCCACAGGTTAATTCCGCGGTTCTGCCACTCAATGGTCATCAGGTTCATGGATCGACGTGCGGTTCGCAAATCGTATCCAGAGCGCATTTCACGTCCCGCACGTTCCCACGCTTCTTCAGCGATCTCCGTGAAGTCCATGTTAAATGCGGTAGTACCTGAAGTTGTCATTACTTTTTACTCGCAGATTTCTTTTTAGCTGGAGCTTTTTTCTTAGCTACAGGCTTAGGTGCGGCGGGAGGTGTTCCCCCCATAGACTTAAGTCTATCCTCTGCTTGCGCTTTAGTCATCAAATCATAGACAGTAACGTTGTAAGTACCATCCGCGTTTTTAGTGCCGATCTGGTAGACCGGCTCACCGGTAGAAAACCGGCCATTTTGGAACACTTCCATCACTTTTCCCTCTTATACGTACAGCGTTTTCTTACGCCTATCACCCATAACAGCCCCACAACCACGAGCTATTGAGCGTTTACGACGCGCGAGACCACCACCACTGAATTTTACTTCGGCTTCTTTGGTGTTTTTTACCACTGTCTTGCCTTTCTTCCCTTCGCGTTTCTTCTTTTTGGCTGTAGAAGAACGTTCAGACTTGGATAGGCTTTGAGCTTTACTCTTCGGCAAGCACCGATCAGGGTTCTTTTTATCTTTAGAAGTGCCGCACGCGCCTTTGATTTCGCCATCTGTACCGATGCGAACCCACTCTTGATCCCGCCACTTCTTCAAATCACCCATTACTTCTTCGCCTTTTTACTACCTTTAGCATAGTTAGGGTCTTTGCAATACTTAGACGCCGCCATGTTTGCGTAAGCAGACGGGTACGTATCAAAGGTGCGCTTTGCCCACGCCTTACCTTTGGAACATATTTTCCCGCCTGACTTATAGTAACGTCGCATGCTATCGCATCTTACAAGGACGTGTGCCTTTACGCGCAATCCCTGCACCGCGAACCTTACCACCCTTGGCGTAGCCTTTCTTCTTTGGTGGGACGGGGCCACCACTCTGCATTTTCTTGGCGGGCGTCTTGGTTTTTGCTCGTTTAATCATCTCTTTAGTAAGAGTAGGGTCTTCAGCTTGCGTTGGACCTGATTTCTTTTTAGCCAGTTCTGGCTTAGATATGGACCCAGCTTTTTTACCTTTAGTAACAGCATCTACGTTTTTACCTAAATCTCCTGCACCCATACCGTCCATTGCAAACTCAGGAACCATCTTACCGTCTGGTCCTTTTTTCATAGGTAAAGGACCACCACCTGCTTTATATCCTTTCTTTTTCATCGTCATCTCCCTCCGCGTAGAGATTGTCAAAAACTTGGTTTACATCCAATGTGTAGTCTAAGTCAGACTTACTGTAGTGGATATGTTGTGAGGGTAAGAAATCAGGAGCACCTTCTCCCATCTCAAACCACGCAGGATGCGACACTCGCACCCTATTATTCGGTAGCGCTACAATATTTCCGGTCCACTTACCTGCGTCTAACAGCTCAAGCACGTGTGCCTGTTTATGTTGAGCAGGGTCATCAGCGATCTCAGAATCGGTGTAATCTACCGTGAAGTAATACTTAGCTGGGTAGAACTTACCGTCAATCTTTGCCATCCACGGACACGGTGTACACCTATCAAGGACGTAAACGCTGTGTGTGCGGGACGCGCAATCCCACGGTTGTGCCGCCCAAACCGGCATCGGCTCAGGCCATTCTTCAAATGGAGTATCCCCAACGAGCGCCGTAATAGGCATACGTGCCCACATTGCACCACCATGAACGTTCGGTTCATCGGTGTCGTCTGACTCACAGCCAGTGAAAATAACCTGAAATGATAGGCATCGATTAGGTATGGTAGTCACGGCGATGACCATAGCGTGCAAAAACTCGCCATGATACGCCATATGGTTGTGCGTATATTCTCTACGAACCCAACATTTAAAGTGGGGTATGTTCGACTGTAGGAACGCCATACATCACCATTTGGATTTATCGGCCCAATACGCCGCAGACATTTTGCCTTTAGCAATATTCTTTCCGTGACGCGCTTTAAACGACTTACGTTTAGCTTTCATACGTGCAGACTCGCCCTTTTTAGGTTTACCTGCTGTACTAGCGCCTTGCTCGCCATACCGGATAATTTTTTCCTTACCCCCCTCACACGCTTTGACAACGTGCGATTTTTTAGGGTGTGAAGGAGTGCGGCGTGGCTTATTACAAGACATGCTGGCTTTATCAACTTTGCCACCCGCTTTGTAATAACGCCGCATCATAGATTTACCCGTAAAACACTGTCATAGCAGTAATGTTAGTAAACGCACTTATATACACGTCTGACTGACACCGAATACCGTCATCAGGTATGTTAACTGAGTGTGAATCAGAGGCTATAAAGTCTAGGTCTAATACAGTGCTCCCACCGTTACCATCAGTGATGGTAAGACGAGGGCTTCCTGTGGTGCTTAGAACCTGCACTTGACGTATACGTGCGGGGCCAACGCCTAGAGATCCTGCGCCTGTGACCCGTTTGGACTGAACGTCTGATCTAGGCATTGTTCACTCCTTATCCAGCGGATACAGTCAGAACACCTGAGTTGCTATACAGTTGACCTGCAACAGATGGGTCGGACGTTGGAAGGTCTTTGATGATAACGACGCTATTAGTACCGTTGTGAGTAATCGAAATGTTTTCGGTTACTGTGCCAGTACCAGTCGCTTTAGTGATGTCCTTAAACCCATTCTCCGAACGGACTGGACCTTGGAATGTAGTATTCGCCATGTGAATCTCCTGTCTTGGCTAATGTCAGTTACAGAATGTAACTGTCAGGGATTGATTTTTTATAACACAGAAAAAGAAAGGGGGCAATAAATGCCCCCCTCTTAGTCATTAAGCTCCCGGAGAACCGAAGATGCCTAATGGGTCTGACACGCCGAACGAGTAACGCTCACGAGCCTTATAGCGACTGTTGCCAGTATCAAAGTCAGCATCCATAGATGTAGACATTGGTGTACGGACAAAGTGCTTAAGACCGTTAGGAACGTCAGTCATCAAGAACCAAGCGTCAGTATCAGTCAGGTAATGGTTAACAGTGTAACCCTCTGGGATAGAACCATTATTGCGAATCGCATTAAGGTCGTTATCCGCAGTACCCACGCGACCTTCTGTTTCGAGCAAACGAGTTGCAACGAACTGAAGAGCAGGTGGAATTACCAGCTTCTTAGGCTTGGCGGCGATGAGAAGACCACGCTCGTCTGTCCAACCAGCGATCTGAATAACGGCGGCTTCCAAAGAAGTCTCGTTAAGATCAGCCGCAACAGTTGGCTCATTCGAGTTGCTACCACCGCTAACCAGTGGGTGATCGGTAGTGCAAAGTGCCTTACCGTCGCCGTAGGTCACACCAGTGTCAAACGCACTATTCAAGATAGTAGCGGCCTTGACCTGCTTGGTGTACGCCATAGCACGTGCGAGAGCCTTCGTATAACGAGCAGACAAAGAGTCATACAAGTTATCTTCAATAGCTTCCTCTGTAATAGAGAAACCCATTGCGATGGTCTCGTGTGTATAGCGAGCAGTCCACGCTTCCTGAGCATTGTCATACTCAATTGCGGCACCTTCATTTTTAACAGGTGCGGCTGAGAAGCCTGAGAGCTTGGTCTCTTCCTCAAACGAGCGATCTGAGGTTTCTGATTCAAAGATTTCGGCGTGCTCTTCGCCGTATTTTGCGTACTCCATACCAAACAAAGCGTTTAGTCCGGGAAGGAGTTCCTTTAGTAGCTGGGCGCGTGAAATAGCCATTGCTCAAATCTCCTTATACGCCAGTCGTGTTGTCGTACTGGTGACCTGCGTTCCACTTAACGTAAGCCTCAGTAAAACCACCCGAGCTGTTTTTAGTTTCCTCAACCAACCCGACAATACGGAAAGGAAGAGTGTTAGTTGTAGCACTAGTATCAGAAATCGCACTACGAGAGTTGCCCGAAGTCGAATCACCAGTGTTATCCACGCCTGCAACGTTAGCACCGAGGTCAGTCTGTGCAAGGTCACCAATTGTTGTACCCGAAGATACGACAGCGGCCTTGAACAAAACATCAGTTGCATCGACAACATACGCTTCGATGTCAGATGCGACAGTACTGGCTGGATATGACTGACGGAACACCTTATAACCGAGGTTAGGATCGGTGTACGTACAGCCAAGGAAGACACCTACAGGTGTCATGGCGGCGTCAAACGTGTCACGTTCGACAGTGCCTCCGGTAACGAGCTTCACAGCATCCCCATAAAAAATAGCTGTTGCATAGCCACTTGCAATATTGAAGTGACGAGTAACACCTACGAAAGGAGAGCCGCTCAACAGTTTTACCGGAACAAGTCCATAAGGACCACTTACAGTAGGATAAGCCATTTTAAGCTCCTATATTAAGTTCCGTTACCAAAAGTGACCTTCGTCTTTCTCTCATGGAAGAGAGGCATACGAGGGTCGTTCTCTCGCATGAGGTTGTTGTCTACAGATTCCATCTGCGAACGCGTCTGCTGTTTGTAGTAGTCAGTACGTTCTTCGATGAGTTCCACTGGAGCCTTACACAACAACAAACCACCAATTACCACGTTGTCTTTAAATCGATCGTTCTCGATTGTAACCAACGTAATTTCTGGGTGATCTGAAGCCTTTACTGGCTCCCAACCTTCACGCAGTTTGGAAGAAACATTCGTGGCGTCAGTCGTACCTTGCGAACTGACTCTTATCCAGCGAAATTCGTAACCCGGCTCGGGATTGGGTGAGGGTAGTACCTCGGGGCGCATCCAAGTCTTTTTACGGGTCGTTTTTTCACGAGACTTAAGTTCTCGGTCTATACGATTCTCAGCCATTATTGTTTCCTCATATCTAATGCAACCTGTTTGGCGTACTGTTCTGGTGTAAGACCTAAGCGCTTTGCCAACGTTAACTGTGTTTGCGTGAGCCTAATTTTCTTAGGCGCTGTGCTCCGCGTAGCGGGGGCAACCACATTGTTCGACCTAGTTCTCTGTCTTACTTCCGGTTCATCCTCGAAGTTATCGGGGAATACCTCTCGCATACGAGAGTTAATTCTCTCGTAGTAATCGTCAGTTTGAGGGTCAACGCCCTCTTTGACAAGCCTATTATGCAACCCGAGGGCGAAACTTGTCATTTCTTCGTCTTCATTAAACCACGGATTCTCTTTTTGCCAAGTCCGTGTCTTCTCATCAACTTGGATAGGTTGTTGAGCGTATCCCTGCTCAGGACTATCTACAGGTAACGTATACTCAGTTTCAGGTAATTGGAAGTCTTCTAATTTATCAGACTTCAACTTTGCTGTTGTTAACCTATCTTGTGCCGCTAAAACCTTGTCAGAATCACCTGCATCATACGCGCGTTTGTAGGCACGTTTGGCGGCATTAATCTCAGCTTCAGCAGACTTCTTCGCATTCTCAAGCAGAGCGGTCTGACTCTTGTGCTCGCTATCTTTGAGCTTCTTGTTCTCTTCAACAAGGCGGTGAGAGAGGCGTTCTAGCTCTTCACGTTCTCTAAGCGCCTTCTCTTTCTCTCGACGCTCGTCATGATATCCCTTGCTAAAGTGTTGAATACGTCGTCGAACCTTCTCGGAGTAATCCTCCAATTCTTCGTCGGTAACGTCTTCTGGGGGATCTGAAGGTTTGCGGTTGCGGTCTGCTTTCGGTGTGTCATCAACCACCTCAACCTCAAAGTCGTCATCAGAAGAATCCACTTCGCTTGGAACCGGTGCTTCAGATTTCTTACCTCGAACATCAATGGTCTCCGCACTTGAACCTTCTACCTCAATACTTAAGTTTTTTTCTCCCTCACCATCTTCATGAGGGAACCCAAATTCAACTTTCTGAAAAGGCATAATCTATCTCCTATACTGCCATGATCCCACGGGGATCAGGTATTACAGCTTCAACAGAGTCATCGTTCATTAAACGAAACTCTTTGCCATTGACCGTGAACCGTGTGCCGGTGTTCATACGAAACATTACGTAGTCACCTTCCTTGCACCACGGACCTTCAGGGAACCGTTCTTTATCCCCATAAGCACCTTCACCCATGTCTACGACAACACCCATAATCGACAGAATGTACTCCTTTTGCTTGGAGTTAGTGGTCTTAAGGAGGCCACCGTCGTAGAACTCTTCTACTTCAGGTAGCGCAATAAGTAAGCGGTATCCGGCAGGTTTTGGGAGCTGTCGTTCCCAGTCAGCATCGGAGATTTCTTTCTTTGGAGCATCAGGCAGTTTTAGTGGCTGAGTGTTAGTCATCATCGTCATCCATAAAGTTACGCGAGAGGTCTTCTATGATTAATTTTGCGGACTCCAGACCCCGAATAAGTCCAACAACTTCTCTGTAGTTGGCGTAATCCTGTGGAACACCCCCTGCTACAAAAATTTGTGCGGACGAAAGTTGCTCGTCGATTTTGTTTGTAAGCACGTCAAAGACGGTTTTAGCCATTACTCACCTCATTTTGGTTGTTCCGATAGCTTTGCTAGTTCGAGATCAAGACGAGTGCTCTCTTGTTGAGCGTCCATCTGTAACTCTTGCTGGTCCAATTTAAGTTTCTCTTGGTCCAACATAGCGTCCATCTGGTCTTTCTGAGCCTTACGTTGAAGGTCAGCCTGTTTGATTTGAGTGTCTTGTTGATCTTTCGCGGCTTTACGCTGGACTTCCTGTGCTTTGAGTTGCAGTTCGGCTTGCTTCTGTTGCATCACAGGATCTTTCGCTTGCTGTTGCGCTTTCTGTGCGGCGGCTTTCTGCTGGTTAGACTGCATAAGCTGTGCGCCTGCCTCGGCTACAAGGCGTGACAGGTCCACTTCGATCTGCTCTGGTAGCTCTTCTCCGGGTGGTGGGAGTGATGCGCCCAACTTCTCTTCAATGTCTCGGCGGTACTGGAACCCGAGGTGCTCTGCGATGTGCGCCTGTAGAGACGCCATAATGCGCTTTGCCTGTGGGTTCTGTCCGATCATAGCCGCGATCGAAGGATCTTGCATGAAGGACGTGTGCACGGCGATGTGAGCCTGATGGTCTTGGTAGATAAACGCAGTAAGCGGTTTGCCTGTAAGCGCATTCATATTCTCGCTGACCGGATCGGTCGGTTTCGCGTCGTCCTTTGTAGGGACGAGCTTGTCGGCGTTTTTAACGCCTAGCACTTCAATCATCTGACGATGAAGTTGAGGTAAGTCGTAGATCTGTGGTGCGGCTTGTGCCATCTGTAGCACAGCTTGATACTGCACGACCCGCTGGGCCATAGTGGACGAGTTAGGATCGCTGACAGGGATCACGTCCACCATCGCGTAGTCCATCTGACGTGCGCTCACCTCGCCACGGATCGGCTCGTAGCCGTACTCCTCGGAAGCATACTCCGCCATGATTTCCTTGAGCATCTTGAACTCTTGCTTCATGGCGTAATGGACACGAGCCTGTACTGCCGCCATCGGCTTGAGCGTACGCTCCAAGAGCGCAAGCGTAGTACCCACAGGCGCATTGGCTGACATGTCAGAGATGTTCATGTCAGAGATAGCACCCAGACGACGCCCTTCGTTCGTGATCTGGTTCAAGAGCGCAAGCAATGTCTGGCTTGGCTCCTTGTAAGGAAGTGGCATGATGTTGTCGCGGATAGATCCGCTAGGTACATCTACATCCTTAAACTCACCGGGTTCTATCGGTGTGTCATCGCCCTTAATTCGTAGTCCACGAGACTTGAGGCCACCGGGCAAGTTAGACAGCGTACCAGCGTCCACCAACTGCCGTATGAGCGACGTTCCCGCCTTAGCGTACCCCCCGATAATGTGGATCAATCCAAGGCCGTAGAAGCCAAATCCGGGGACGTAGACGTAATGGACGAAGTGCTGACGCTTGAGCTGAAGCGGGTCTATCTCGTTCCAGTTTCGACGTATCGCTAGGATCTCACCGCTACCCCGCTCAATAGTCACCACGTATGGCTTGGCGATGTCATCCTCTGAGTCGTCCAGCCCTTCGATAATCATGTCGGCGTGAACTTCGTACAACGCGTAGCGGTTGTCATCAGTCAGCGAGAACCCACCTTCTTCCGCCTTACGCTCTTCAATATCAGAGTGGTAGGGCTGTGGCTCGTTCAGCTCAATGTCACGGTAGAACCCAGCCGCTTGTAACTTACGCAACTCGTTCTTGGTCTTACGCATCACATGAGTAACACGCTCCGCAGTCTCGATGTGACTTGCGCCGTAAGGGACGATAACGTCCTCTGCGGGGATATAGATAGCGGCCTGACGTCCCATATTAGGGTCGTAATAAACCTTCTTAAACGCCGATCCAGCGAGTCCTAGGCTATACAAGAGTCGCTCGTGCTCAGGTCTGTACTCGACCATCCGCTCCGTCAACTCGTAATTCATATCCGCTTTGACGCGTTGAGCGGCTTCTTCCTTCTCCTTAGACTCTTCGCCAAGGATCTTGACCTTAACAGGGCCAGCGGAAGGGAACGTCTCGGACATAGTTTCGGCTTGAAACCGGATAGCCGCCTCCGCCAATACGGTGGAATACACGCCACACGCGCCTTCCCACGGGTCAGTACGCTCTTCGTACTTGAACCCCAGCACATCCAAACCCTTTACAAAGGTATCAGCCCACTCTTTCCGACCGTCTATATCAGACTCAATCAGGCCAGTCAGCTCGCTCGATATCTCTTGTAAGTGTGAGTCGTCCAATACCTCGGCGATGTTGATGTCAAACGCCATCATGTCCGTCATATCAGCGTCAGGGATCAAGGTGATCTCCATCGACCCGTCGTCGAGGATGACCGCTTCGGGGTCTATGATCTCAATCTCTAACTCAGATCCACCCGCTTCAGCGACCTCATCCATGCCTTCTGGCGCAGAGTACATTCCTTTTTCTATAGCCATGTCCTAACCTCAAATCAGTTTTA